AGGGAGAGAGAGAGAGAGAGAGAGAGAGAGAGAGAGAGAGAGCAGCAAAGTAGAGATTGGACAGGTAATCAAAACAGTATTTATAAAACTTTGGGTGCTTCTAACCACACAGAATCTGAAAGACATGAACATGACTACTATGCAACTGAACCAAAAGCAATGGAACTTCTGCTTGAAGAAGAACAGTTTGCACCTGTTGTTTGGGAATGTGCATGTGGTGAAGGTCATCTTGCAAAGGTTCTTGAAAAGGCAGGACATGAAGTCATTGCAACTGATTTGATTTATCGTGGTTATGGTGACACTGAACCAATGGATTTCCTTCAAGAAACCCTTGATGATTTTGAAGGTGACATCATAACAAATCCACCATACAAATTTGCACTGGAATTTGTTCAACCAGGAAGAAAGGTTGCAATGTTTCTGAAACTGCAATTCCTTGAAGGAAAAGCAAGAAAGCAGTTCTTCCTGAACAATCCACCAAAAGTTGTTTATGTCAGTTCTTCAAGACTATTGTGTGCAATGAATGGTGACTTTGAAAAGATTCAGTCCAGTGCAGTTGCTTATGCCTGGTTTGTATGGGAAAAAGGTTTTTCAGGCAATCCAATTATAAAATGGATCAATTAGAAAGCAGGTGAAACAATTGTCAAATGTGATTCATCCTGGTCATTACAACATCCCAGGAAGAAAAGAATGTATTGAAGAAATGGTGGACAAGTTTGGTCATGAAAAGACAGAAGCCTTTTGTGAACTGAATTCCTACAAATACCAATACAGACATGAATTGAAGAATGGTCAAGAAGACTTGGACAAAGCATCCAACTATACAAGAATGCTGCAACAGATGATCAGAAATGATCCAAGGTTCAAAATTGCAGACCACTATGGACTTGAATGTCAGTTGCAGCAGTTGATTGAAGAAATGTCTGAACTGACACAGGCAATTTGCAAGTATTTCAGAATCAATGGTCAGGGTCAACCTGTTCCTGACTACAAAAGAAGCACAGTGGAACAGAACCTGGTGGAAGAATTGGCAGATGTGAAACTGGTTCTTGATCAGGTCATCTTCCTTCTTGCATGTGATGAAGAAGTGCTTGAAGTAATGAAACAGAAAATCAATAGAACTTTTGAAAGGATAGGTGAAAAGTAATGCAGGCAATTAGAGCATATACACAGATTTATGGTGATGTCAATGGACAGGAAATCCTGAACAAGATTGAAAGATGTGGAAGGGTTTGCTATAAGTCAGAAGGCAAAATTGAAGAAGGCAGTGCAGAAAAGTTTGTTGCAGGAATTATCAAAAGGGGTCATGAAGCAGTCCTTGAACATGCTTCTGTCACAGTGAAGTTTGTGGTTGACAGGGGTGTCAGTCATGAGATTGTCAGACACAGAATTGCATCCTACTGTCAGGAATCCACAAGATACTGCAATTATTCCAAGGATGACTTTGGTTCTGAAATCACCTGCATCATCCCCCATTATTTAGACTATAAGTCAGAAGGATGGGAAACCTGGAAGGCAGCAATGAAGTCTTGTGAAGATGCATATTTCAAACTTCTTGACATTGGTCACACAGCACAGGAAGCAAGGGCGGTTCTTCCTAACAGTTTGAAGACAGAAGTGGTCATGACTGCAAACTTGCGTGAATGGCGAACCTTCTTCAAGTTAAGATGTGCAAATGCAGCACATCCGCAGATGCGTGAAGTCACAAGACCTTTGCTTGAAGATTTTAAGAACCTGATCCCTGTTGTATTTGATGACATTACATATTAAGGGGTGACATCATGAACAGGGCAGAAAGAAGAAGGCTTGGAAAGAAAAACCATGAACCTGTCATCAATGTGAAAACCAGTGACTTCCAACAAATGAAACTGGATGCAACCAAAGAAGCATCTGACAAAGCCTTTTTCTTGATGCTTGCAATTCCAGTGATGGTTCTTCATGACAAATATGGTCAGTTGATGAAGAAGGTTGTGGATGGAAAGTCCAGGGAAGAAAGGTTTGCTGATTTCTGTCTTGATTTATATGATTCCTTTGAAAAGGGATATGTGACACTTGATGACCTGCACAAATGCCTTTGGGATGAAGCAGGCATCAAACTTGAAAGGGGGAAAGGCTGATGAACAAAAGAAATCCTTTTTATAATTCAGAAGGTTATCCTGACCCTACTGCATACCATGGAACAAAGGAAATCATCAAGGCAGAAAACGAACTTGAAAAGAAGGTTTCAGACCTGGTGCATGTCATCCATGACATAGCAGGGTTTGCAGGATTTGAAGTGGTTGGAAGAATCACCTTCAAACATAAGAAAACGGGAAAGGAATTCAGATAATTATGAAACCAGTTAGAACAGACACATGCAATGCAGTCTATACACTGGAAGGTTGTCAGGATCTTCCAGTGACCAAATACACCAATGCTGACAATGGTGAAATGGGTGTTGAAAGTTGTTGGGAACTAACACCTGATGAAATCAAGCAGATTCAGGAAACAGGCAAAGTGTATTTATACATCCAAGGTTCTATTGTTCCACCAGTGCTGTTGACAACAGAATCCATGGTCTATTTTGAAAAGGAAGAAGGTGCAGCAGATGATGAACATGAATAATGACAAGGATAGACAGAACAAGTTCCTGGAAGTCATGAAGTTAAAGGATGGAACACCACTGGTCAGTGTTGACCTTCTTGATTGGTTGATCAGTCAGGGGTTCTTCATGAAACCTGCTGCAATCAGTCATCATGGTAACTACACAGGCGGTCTGTTTGATCATTCACTTGCAGTGATGGAAGATCTTGTGGAAATGACTGAAAAGTTGGACATCAAATGGACAAGACCTGAATCCCCATACATTGTGGGAATGTTCCATGATGTGTGCAAACTGGATGACTATTGTGACAAGAATGCAATGGATACAGTGGTGATGGGAACAGGTTCACCTATTTCAAAAAAACCTGATTGGATTCACAATCCTGACAGAATGATGAAGGGTCATGGTGACAAGTCAGTCATGCTGCTTTCACAGTTCATCAATCTGACAGAAGAAGAAATGCTTTGCATCAGATTTCACATGGGTGCTTATAACACTGATGAATGGGATTTCTATGACAAAGCAATCAGGAAGTATGAAACAGTGTTGTGGACACACACTGCTGACATGTATGCATCAAAAGTTCAAGATGTTTGATGTCAGTTCAAGATTGGTTCAAGGTTGTAGTGGAAACATGTTGAACCTGAAAAAGTGTTGATTTCACAAGGGTTTGTGGTTCTTGGTTCAAGATGGTTCAAGATGTCTTTAACTTATTAGTACATAATAGAAAAACAATGAAAAATTATAATACTTCTAAAAATATCTATTAAGAGAAAAAAGACATCTTATCTTGAACCTTGAACCATTCCAAATTCAGAAAACCCTTGAAAACACAGGGTTTTTGACAGTTCCACATCTTGAACCAAGATATGTTGAACCTTGAACCAGGAAAGGAAGGTGATTTCATGACTGCAAAACAATATTTGAAAAAAGCATACAGATTGAATGACCTGATCAAGTCAAATCAACAGGAACTTGCTGATTTGCGTTTGCTGTCTGATGGTGTTCCAGGAATAGACTATTCCAAGGAAAGAGTGCAAAGCAGTCCTTCACAGGATGCACCTTTTGTTCACATAGTATGCAAAATTATTGAACTTGAAAATGAAATAAATGCTGAAATCAACAGAATGGTTTCTTTGAAGTTAGAAATCAGATCTGTCATCAATGCAGTTCAGGATCATGATGAAAGATTGCTGTTGAAATACAGATATTTGAATTTCATGCAATGGGATGATATATGTGAACACATGCAAGTTTCCATGAGAACAGCACACAGAATTCATGCAGCAGCACTTGCAAATGTGCAAATTCCAAAAAGTTGACACACTTTGTCATACAATGCTATTTTATGCCAAGAATACATGTAGTATAATATATAATGTCCAATGACACCCAAGGGAAACCAAGGGTGTCAATTTTTATGCAATGAAACAGGAAAGGAAGTGAACTTTCAGATGGCAAAAGGAAAATATCAGGAATGGTTGACAGAAGAAGGTTTGCTTCAACTGGAAGCCTGGGCAAGAAATGGTCTGACTGATGAACAAATTGCTGCAAATATAGGAATCAGAAGGGAAACATTGATTGAATGGAAAAAGAAATATCCTAACATTTCTAACACCCTAAAAAGGGGAAAAGAAGTTGTTGATATTCAAGTTGAAAATGCTTTGCTAAAAAGGGCATTAGGTTATTCATACACAGAAACAACCAAGGAAAGACAATTCAATCCACAAACAGGTGAATATGAAATGACTGTCACAAAGACAGTTCAGAAAGAAGTTGTTGGTGATACAACAGCACAGATCTTTTGGTTAAAGAACAGAAGACCTGATTTGTGGAGAGATAGAAAGGATGTATCTGTTGAAGGTTCATTGAACACTGCTTCTTCCCTGACAGATGATGAACTGGATGATAAAATTGCAAAACTTAAAGCAAAGTTAGGAATTGCAGATGAATAAGGCAGAACAGGCTGCACTATTGAAAGAACTGCTTGAATATGAGAATGAAAAGAAAATCAGGGATGCAAGAAACAATTTCTTTCAATATTGCAAATTGAAAGCACCTGACTTCTACAAAGATGACAGGACTTTTCTTGTTGATTTTTGTGATCAACTTCAAGAATTTATTGAAACTGATGATTTTGATGTTCTTGTGACAAACATGCCCCCAAGACATGGGAAATCAAGAACTGTTGGTTGTTTTGTTGAATGGGTTCTTGGAAATGATCAGACACAAAAAATCATGACTGGTTCATATAATGAAACTTTGTCAACCTCTTTTTCCAAAGGTGTCAGAAACACCATCATGGAAGAAAAGGCTGATGAAGACAAAATTGTTTATAGTGACATCTTCCCTGGTGTAACAATCAAAAGGGGTGATGGTGCAATGAATATGTGGTCATTGGAAAATGGCTATAATAATTATTTGGCAACATCCCCAACTGGTACTGCAACAGGTTTTGGTGCTTCTATATTGATCATTGATGATCTTATAAAGTCAGCACTGGAAGCAAACAATGCTGACATTCTTGAAAAACATTGGGAATGGTTCACAAACACCATGTTGTCAAGACTTGAAGAAGGTGGAAAAATCATCATTGTCATGACAAGATGGCACAGTTTGGATCTTGCAGGAAGAATCATTGAACACTATGAAAGAATAAAGCCTGAAAGAATCAAAAAGGTTATTTATAGGGCAAAATCTGATGGAACAATGCTTTGTCCTGAAATTCTTTCTGAACAGTCTTATGAAGACAAAAGAAAAGCAATGGGAATTGATATTGCAGAAGCAAACTATCAACAGAATCCCATTGACATCAAGGGCAGACTTTACACCAGTTTCAAAACTTATACAGAACTTCCCAAGGATCAACTTGGAAGACCTGTCTATTCAGCAGTTAAGAACTACACAGACACTGCTGACACTGGTGATGACTTCTTGTGCAGCATAGACTATGTTGAATATAATCAAGAAGCCTATGTCATCAATGTTATTTATACAAAAGAAGGAATGGAAATCACTGAACCTGCTGTTGCAAAGATGTTCTTTGATGACAAGGTAAATGATGCAGACATTGAATCCAATAATGGTGGTAGGGGTTTTGCAAGAAATGTGGAAAACATCTTGAAAACACAATACCACACCAACAGAACCATCATTCACCCATTCTTTCAATCCAAAAACAAACAATCAAGAATTCTGTCAAACAGTACATGGGTTATGAATCACATTTATTTCCCTGTCAATTGGATGGACAGATTCCCTGAATATTATCAAGCAATGACCAGGTATCAGAAAGAAGGCAAGAATGCACATGATGATGCACCTGATGCAACCACTGGAATTGCTGAAAAGATAAACAAGGGGGAAATTTTCAGTTTTGACTAAAACATAAAGGGAAGGTGAAAAACAATGACAGTTGAAGTGCTTGGAACAAAATATGAAATAATTGAATCTGACAAGGTTCAAGATGACATCCTGGAA